GGCTTCCAACTCTTGGGATTGACGTATTCGATCGTGACTGCATCCGCCGTGGCATCGCCTGGCATCAGGTACTGGATCTTCAAGCTGTTGCGCACGATGTTTCGCGCAGAAAAAAGCGCTACCGGGATGGTCTTGGGTTCATCGCGAACGATGCGAACAATCCCGCCTTGCAAGAAAGGCACGGCACGACCGGTCCGTGCAATCTGCCCCAAGGCATCCCACACCGTCTGGTTCTGATCGAACACGGCATTGAAGGTGTCCCCTCGCGCCGACCACACAGTATCCAACTGTGCCAACGCCGCCAGGTCCAATTGCCGGTCAGGCAACCCTGCGCCATAGCTGGACCTGACCGCGTCTGCGAACGCCCACGCAATCGAACGGGTGGGTTGCGGCGCAGACCATCCAGTGCTCGGATTCCAGATGGGGAGCTTGCGCGTCACCTGGCAGTTGACCAGCCGAGAGGAGCGTTGCGACAAGTTGTCGGTGGCGCGCATCCTGAGTGCCAAGTAGGTCAGATCAGTGGGCAAATTCGATCCCACCAAATAGCCCTTGGCCTGGCCCCAACGCAGCTCGTGACCAGCTCGGTTGCTGGTGTCCCGTGCATCCAGGCGCTGGAGACGAATCTCATAACGCCCAGGCGACACCGAATACTTGAACAACAGGCGTTGCGCAGTGTTGGTGGCCGCCGAGTAGGTTTCGTCTGCCACATGGAGCCAGCCTGAGGTGGCATCGCCATCGTCGTTGATGCTTCGTACCTCAACCCGCCATTGCACCGAGCGGCTTTCCAATGCACCACTGTCGTTGGCGTAATACAGACCGCGCAGCATCACCACATCGACACCGACCTGATTGATCTGTGTACCCACCGGATTAAGGGCAAAGGGACCAACGATGGCACCGGCGTCGCTGACAGCAATCAATTCCTGACCGGACACCTCTGGGGCCGTGACCACATCGGGGTTGAACAAGGTGTTCTGTCCGCCAGGCTCAATAACCTGCGCCTGCACCTCGGCAAACGAGCTGATCGGGCTGTCATCAATCGACAGCTCCTCAAACTGAAACTGACCCACGCCAATGACGTGCAACTGATGCAGATATTCCTCGTTGTTTTCGTACTCGGTATAGGGCATGGTGGCCAGATCCGGGTACACCAAATGATGGCCATAAATCACGGGGACTGGTTGCGACAGACGTCCATAGTTGCCCCGCGCTTGCAGGGAGTACGTTGGGCTGGGAGATGTGGTGTTGGCCGATGCAGAGGGCAATGACTGATTTGGCAAGGGCACCAAAGCATTGACAAGCACAGAGCCCGTGACTGCGATCGCAGTGGATGCGACCGCCGTGGCCAGCGTTCCTGAATACCCCATTGAGGCAGCCAGTGCGCCGCCATACGCATTTGCGACGACCAGAACTGCGATCATGAGTACAGTTCGCAGAGGGTTCTTGCCGCCACCGCCACCACCCTGAGGCAGAGTGACCAAGGACACGACGTCTCCTGCATCAATTGGCGTCACTGCCCTATGCGCCATCAGTACCGGCTGGCCGTTTTTCAAAATCAACGTGGGCTGGTCGAACTCAATGCCATCACGACTCATCCACTGTGCGATCGTAGGCGAGCCAAACACATGGCTAACCTGCCGATCACTGGGTTCGAACGGATTTCGCATCCAGATGACCAGTCCGGGACTGGGCAGGCCTGACATGCAAGCGCTTGTCATGGCAATTCCTTCCATCGGTAATACCCCTCCACCTGCCAGCCGTGACTGGCCAGAGAGCTCAATTGCTGAAACACCACCCCGATCTGCTGGGCGCAGTGCAACACTCCACCGCCGTCCGCATCAACCCAAACGCCAACATGCACGGGGTGTCGCGACTGACGCATCAAAACCGCATCACCCTGCTGCGGCACATCGACCGCCTCCCAACGTTGCCTCTCCGGGTGAGTTTTGAACGTATGAAGGACCGTTCGCAGATTCAGCGCATCCACTGGGATGACCGGCAAGTCACGACTGAAGTGCGCTTTCTGGACCCATAGAAAAAGGCCCCAGCAGTCAAATGACTCGGGGCCTCTCTCACCTGCAATCCACGGACGACCGATGTACTGGATCGCCCAACTCGGCGAGTCTTCGTCGGTCATCGCGCTAATCCTGGGAACTCGGTTGCGGTGTACAAGCGTGACGGGAAGGTCTTGTTGCCGATGTCAGTCATTCGAGCCTTGGCCGTAACCCGCTGCACGTCGGCCTCCACTTCGGTGATCACCAATGTGATGGGCGGATCCATCTGTGGGCCACTCAAATCGTTAGAGAGGTACGGACGGTAGGTCACTTCAATGGGTGACTCCGAAATCGATGCCTCGTCCAAGTGCTTCACGATTTCCCGGGTGACGTTGTCCAAGGTGATCGCAATTTCAGGAACAGGCGCGATATCTACAGGTGGCAGATCCAGCTCAAATCCCATGGCCACAAACTGAACCTGCTGGCCCGCATTGATTGGCGCTGACGCCTCAAGCCTTGCAAGCAAGTCCTGCTGATCACGCACCACCCGGATCGCCGTCAAGTTGCCCGTTTCGTCTTTAAAGTCCGGATGTCGGATCTCCAGGGTATGCAGGATGACTACATCGCTGGGGGCACTTGCATAAGCTTCCCGAAGCGCTTCAGAAAGTGCTGTATCAGGCATGTGTCACCCGCACAGGAAATGGTTTGACGGGACGCGCTGGCGGAACAACCGTGCTCATGTCACCTTGACTTTCCACAAAGCCGAGATGAATGACATCTATCTCAGAAACAGTGTCACGACGGATGGCATCACCTTCTATACGCGTGAGGATCAATCCCTGTGTCTGGTAGTAGAGTGCCGCCGCCAACACAGCCAGGTTGTGGCTGAAGGAGTTGTCGCACGCAGCCTCCCAGTAACCATCCTCTAGGAACAGGCATGCACCTTTGCACAGCTGCGCCACGGGACAACGGGGACATTCACTTCGCGTACTGAAGTGGTAGGCCGTATTGAGGCTGATGTCTTCAAACTGATCGACGTGACCGATCTTGTGGTTCGTGGATGCACTCATGTTCTGGCAAGTCATCACATTGCCTTTCATGTCCACCGCGATCGAATCATCGCGATCCATTCCGCACTTCTGACCCAATGCTGTCAATGGACGTGACTGCGCTTGGGAGCGCATGAATTCATCAACTTTGTCGCGCACGGTTCCAACGGCCATTCCCGAGCCCGTGACCAGCTCCCAGAAAATCTGGTGCAAATAGCGCGCGTGATCATTCCCATGGAGCGCCAATGACAGTCCGCTTTGGTCGTAGGGAAGCATCACCTCCTCAGTTGCAAGTACGACAGCCTGCACTGGAAGGTCTAGCTTTTCAGAAAAGTACAGGCGAACTGCTTTGAGAGACTGGTTGTGACGATGCAAGACCGTGTTGAAACTCATTCGGTCAATCGACATGCGCCGAGAGACCCAGCGTTTGATCTGCACCAGATTCGCGGGATCGTTCAGTGGGTCAGGTCCACGGTAAGACTGCGCAGGGCCGTCATGCGACAAACCAATTCCCACATCAAGCGCCTCAACCCAGTCGAGCTTTTCATCATCGAAGAGGGATCCATTGGTAACAATGGACAACTGCGCGTTCGGGTAGCGCGCCTTAACAGCTTCTCCCAGCGGCTTGAGGAGCTTCCAATACACAAAGGGCTCACCACCCCAAAATTCAATCTTGACGCCAGCACCCTGGCCATCGTCGCCACCAGCAAACCAGCCTTCGAGTTGCTGCATGAATGGAGCAACGTCGTTCGGGTGTCCATCCATGTCATGAGGCTGGTGCGCCTGAGAACAATACTGGCAGGCGTAGTTGCACTTGAGTCCCAATTGCAGCTTGAGGTGTCGAATAGCTTTGGATTTGCCAGCCGGGTTGCTGGGGTGATGTAAATGCCAAAACGATGGCCACTGCATGTCCGCCTGTCTGGGGAATGCTTGCGGCAGCGGCAAAGGCTCGTCGTTGTCAGCCCAGACCAAACTGGAATCATTGGGATCGTAAAGCGCCTGTCGCACAAAGCCGCGCTGGCCATTGAGGGTCAGGGTGAATTTCATGTGATGCGCTCCTCGAATGCGATGGGATAAGCCTCGCGACACACCTTGGCCAAATCGGAACCAGGCAGCGTCTTGAGGTTGAAGATGTGACGACCAGAAGCTTTGCCGTCGGGACTAGCGACCAAAACGGTCATCACCAGATTCGATTCATCGACTTGGACTACATCGACGGCATAACCTTGACGGACTGCAAGTTCGAAACTCATTGAATGGGCTCCATAGGTTTATTTGGGGACTGTTCGGGAATCTGGGCTTTGGCGTGAGCACGGATTTGTTCGGCAGACCAGGTCATGTCACCACCTTGGTCATCACGATGCGTGAACCGCACATTGGTGACGATGGCGACCTTGTCGCTCTCCGGTTCGAACAGAGGAAATGTGGAGTGCTCCAGATAGCCCGGGAAAATGAACAACGCCCCTTGGCGGGGCGTTTGTGCGAAGAGCTTGTTTTCATGTCGGAGCATCCAATTGGCCTGCACCGGTCTGGGATCATGAAAACACAGTGCCCCGGGCAAGCCAACGGCATCTCGCCCTTCGTTGGCCCCGAGATGGACTCGGGGGTAATAGGTGGCCACCAGTTGATTGCCAACATGCCGGTGCGGGATGGCCCACTTGCCCAGTCCACGCTGGCGATTCACGAACGTGTTGTAGGTGATGGACAACTCGCAAGGATCGAGCGATGGGTACGCTTGCCGCACATAGGCGGCCACCCTCAGTTCGATGGCGTCCAGCAAACGCAACAGCGCCTGGCTGGGTTGCTCACGCATCATGGACACGGTGTCGGCTCGATGCGCCATCTTGGCTGACGTTTGGGTGTGGCACTCGTAGAAGGTTGCAGCCTCCTGCGCCAGAGTCTCCCGCACGTCATCCAACTCTGAGAGTTGATCGATCAGCACATGACTGGGCCAGAGGCTCAGCAGCTGACATGAATTGCTTGGCGTCATCGGGTCAAATCTCCATCAAAAATCATCTGAATCGGGTGCTTGCAGCCGTAAAAGCGGTTCGGTCTATACGTCCTTGTTGGATGGTCGAACTCGATCCATGGCCAGACGCTGAAATG